CACCCCAGCGGCATACCGCCGAGTGGTGTGTTGGGTCTGTGCATGGTGAAGCCGGAGACTCAACAAAGGTGCGGTTGAGTGGAAGTAAAGCTGGAACCTGGACAGACTTCGCGATGCCAGAAAAAAATGGAGGCGATCTACTGGATTTATATGTGCAGGTAAAGGGCGAAAGTATCCGTAAAGCGATTGAGTGGGCAAAACACTACCTGGGAGTGGAAGACAGTAAAATCGAAAGCCAGAAGAGTTATCGCCGACCAGAGAAACCAAAATGCAACACCCCAAAAGCGACCGTTCTAACGTGGCTCCATGGAAGAAAGCTGCAGGACAAAACCATTGAGGCTTATCGGGTGGCAGAGCAAGGCAAGTATGCCATTTTCCCTTTCCTGCGTGACGGAAAATTAATATTTGTAAAATACCGCAGCATCGAAGACAAGAAGGATATGCGTGTTGAAGCAGGATGTGAACCGATTCTGTTTGGCTGGCAGGCTATCCCACAAGACGCAAGGGAGGTTTTAATTTGCGAAGGGGAGCTGGATGCCATGTCATGGTTCCAGATGGGAGTGCCTGCGCTATCGGTGCCTAACGGCGCAAATGGGCACACCTGGATTGAGAACGAATACGACAATCTGGAACGGTTTGATACGATTTATCTGTCATTTGATATGGATAAACCAGGGCAGAAGGGCGTGAGAGAGGTTGCAGACAGATTGGGGCGCGAACGCTGCAAGGTAGTGGTGTTGATATCTCCCTGTAAGGACGCAAACGAGGTGCTTGAAATCTACGGCACAATAGATCCAAAGCCATGGCTGGAAAGTGCCAAAACACTAGATCCGGACGCACTACGCCATGCTACAGACTTGAAGAATGTGCTGGATATATTTACCGGGAAAACACGAGATAAAGGCTATTACACCCCATGGCAGAAAGTAAAAAACCTCTTTCGTTTCCGTCCCGCCGAATGGACTGTATTGGCGGGCGAAAACCACCACGGCAAATCACAGGCAGTAGGGCACATCGTTGTTGATTGTTTAAAGCAAGGAGCAAGAACCTGTATTGCCTCACTGGAATATATCCCAGACAGATGGGTGGCTGGGTTATGCCGACAAGCTTGCGCGATGAACCCGGAAAAAATATCAGAGAACTATGCCGTAGCCGTCAAGGACTGGGTAACACAAAATCTCTGGGCATTTGATTCAGAGATCACATCCATTGAGAAGATTTTGGAAATATTCCAGTACGCAAAAAACCGTTATGGGGTGGATTTTTTTGTAATCGATAACCTGGAGATGTGTGATGCGGACTCAACAGACTATGAAAACCAACGCAAGATTGCACAGAACCTGGCGATGTTCGTCAAAAACAATAATGTGCATTTAATTCTGGTTCATCACCTCACAAAGAACGCAGACAACAAAAACCGACATGCCGTGAAAGGGTCTGGATCTATTACCAACCTCGCACATAACGTTATCCTCTGGAAGCGTAACGAGAAGAAAGAAAGTGAGATTGAACAGCTTGCCGCAGATAACGAAACCATTCCCGACTCGTTATTGATAAAGCCGGATGCCATTATGGATGTAGACAAACAGCGTGAAACTGGTGACAGGCCAACGATAAAACTGTGGTTTGATAAGGCATCCAGGCAGTTTGTTGGTGATTACCACGGCAAGCCAAAACCGTATGTTAAATACAGCGAGGTTGCAATGGATAATGGGGGCCTGAAATGAGACGCTGCCCAACCTGCGGTGAGCGCAAAGATGATCGTGACTTCGATCATGTCCACCGACATCAGAAGGAAGGTCGTAGGTTCATGATATCCGCCGAATGCTCAGCATGCCGAGGGAAAGAGTTTAATGAGCTGGTGAAGTGCTTGAGGCCACCCCAGCATGCCTAATATTATCGCCGCCAAAACGCCTGACGGGTCATTAATGCCTCTGCATGAGTATGAAGATGACCTTCAGTACATCGGCCAGGGTGAGATGGTCAACGTGAAAGTTACCCGGTCCCGGAACATCTGGATGCACCGCAGGTTTATGGCGATGTGCCGGGCGCTCTGGAACCTGGATCAGGTTCACAAAGAGTTCAAGAGTATTGAAGAAGTGATTGATCAGGTCAAGATATCGGCTGGGCATTGCACGGTGCGGAATTATGCTTCTGGTGATGAAAAGTACATCGTTAAGACGCCGAAAAGTATCGCGTTTGCTAATATGGATGATACCGAATTTAATGCGTTCTACAATCGGGCGGTAGATGGGGTGTTGCGGGATATCCTACCGGAATACCAGCCTGATGACTTCTTGGACTATCTTGACCAATTTTCGAGGTTTTGATTGTGGAAATATTAACAGAGATATTCGGGTGGTTTTCTCAGTTACCAGGCTGGCTGCAAGCCCTGATGGTTTTCGTGGTGTGCGTTGTAATATTCGGCGTGCTTTTGCTATTACTGGTAGCCGTTGAACACTTTTTTGTGAGGGCGGGATTACTTGATGCCGGTTCCAATAAGTGCCAACGACGCGCAACAGACATGGGGGGAATTACCGGAAATGCGAAAAGAAACCCAAGGTAAATTGTGCAGCAAGTGCGATAAACAGCCAGCAAGATCGGCAGGTCAGCGATATTGCAAGCAATGCCATGCAGAGTATATGCGCAGATGGAGACCGGCTTACTCTGAAATGACGGAAGAACAGAAAAAGAAGGATTGCGCGAGATCGTATGCAAGCGTGTATAAATACAGAGGAAAATTAATACCAAAGCCATGTGAAAAGTGCGGAAGCGAAGATAATATCGAGATGCACCACGAAGACTACGATAGGCCCTTGCAGGTGAAATGGTTTTGTCGAGACTGCCACGTGGAACACCACATAGAGATTACTTTAACCTAAGGAGCAGAACCCCATGAGTGTAGCCGAAGAGACCTTGCGAGATTTAACCGCGATTGAAATATTAAAACAGGCACTAAACAACCTGGAAGATCTTTGCACCATGAAGGTGGCCGCTGCAGAAGCATTTAACGAGGCAGTGAAAGCGGTTGCAAAGAAAACCGGAATGGACAAAGCCGTGTTGTCCAGCTATATCACCGCGCGAGTCAAAAATAAACTGGAAGACTTCGAGAAAAAGCAGGAGCAGATGGAGTTTTTGTTCGAGGGAATTGAGCCATGAGCGGCGATAACTGGGAAACGCCGGATGAACTGTATCAGGTGCTGAATAAGGAATTTAACTTCCAGTTCGACTTGTGTGCCAGTAAGGACAACACTAAATGTCCAGAATGGTCGGATGATATTGAGTCCTTCGCTATTTCAGAACAGGTGTATGACTTCTCGCGATATTGGATGAATCCACCCTATTCGCGCAAAAATATTGACAATGCTATTGAGTCAGCCACTATCGTCAAAGGGCGCGGGAGCATGGTTGTTTGCTTGGTGCGGTTTGATCCAACGGCGGACTGGTTTAAGCGGTATGTGGATGGGGTGGCCTCTGAGGTCCGCATGCTGGACAGGCGGGTTAAGTTCAAAGGCGCGCCCTCGGCTTATAATTTCCCCTGCTGTATACCCATCTACACGCCATACAAGTCGTTTTACACGAACTATTACAGCTGGGGGTGGAAGTGAACGGCAAGAAGGCTGACAGCGAAGATGCGGCCTGGCTGGATGCTATTACCCAGCTGGGCTGTATTGTCTGTCGGCTGTATTATTTTGTGTTCTCTCCTGGCGAAGTACACCACTTCGATGGCGGGAGTAACCACAAGCACACAATATGTTTGTGTGATAGACACCACCGCAACGCGGGCAAAGGTTACGAAACCCGCCATGGCAATCAATCTCGTTTCGCAGCAGCGTATGGCACTGACTGGGAACTGTACGATAGGGCAAAGCAATTAATGGGAGAAGCGATATGTTAGTTAAATTACGAATACTGGGAATCGACTACGATGTTGCGTTTATGGACTCGGACTTAACCGGTTTAGCCAACGTGAATGATGCTGGTAAATGCTATAATACATTAACAAGGATTGTTATCAGTATGGATCAATCAATTGCGTACCAGAAATGTGTGCTGCTGCATGAAATTATTGAGGCGCTGGATTACCGGCTTGAGCTGGAACTACGGCATAACCAAATTACGTCGCTGGAATCTGGCCTGTTTCAGGTATTCAGAGATAACCCAGGATTAATACAATTGTTTCTGATGGACGAGTCGAACACAAAGTGAATGAGATCACCCTCGACTTACCCTGGCCACCATCTGTCAATGCCGTTTGGCGCTCAGTGGTGCGCGGCAAGTTCGCTGCGGTGTACAAAACCGATCAGGGTAAGGATTATGAAAAGCGGGTCGGTAAGATACATATACTCATGGGCAAGCCCACACTGGGCGATGCCAGGTTGCGTGTCACGGTCGAGGCCTACCCCCCTGACCGGCGTAAGCGTGACTTGGGGAACCTGGATAAGGTCCTCATGGATTCGTTAGAGAAGGCTGGTGTCTTTAATGACGACAGCCAGATTGACGATTTACGCTTTATTCGCAAAGAGGTAGAGAAGCCTGGAAGGGTCATTGTAAACATTCAGGTTCTGGCCAACCAGTCAGGCCTTTAATTTGACTGGAATAATGGAGGAAAAACTAATGATTAAACCAACAGTAGGACGAGTTGTGTATTACAGACCGTGCTTTGAAGACATGCTGGCGAAGACAGAAGGGGAACCACTTGCCGCCATCATAACGAAGGTATGGGATGATCGCATGGTAAACCTGATTGTTTTTGATCAGGCAGGTACACCCTACGGAAGAACGTCGATTGAATTAATTCAGCCGAATGATGATTTGCCAGAAGATGGCAGTTATTGCCATTGGATGGAGTACCAGATCGGCCAGGCAGCAAAGAACGAAGAATTACAGGCGCAGATGGAAGAACAAACAGCGGTATAGTCAGCGAATAACCCACGCGAAGAGAAGGCCGACAGCGGCCGAACCGTATGACCCCGCTTCAATCGGGAGGCGGGGTGGCCAGGAGAACCAAAAGTGACCGAGATTGAGCAAATAGCCCGTTATTGGGCATCAAGACTCTACGGAGAGCTGTGTTTGGATAAACGGCAGAAAGGGTTATACCTAGATGAGAAAGAAGTCCTAATTTTGGACTACCACCCTCATCACCGACGAAATCTTAAAGAATTAGATGTTTTCAGCCCCGGGGCCAATATCCATGAAATGACCAGGCGGATTAAGGTATCTTTGACTAAACTAATGGATGGCTACCCAATACCAGGGAGCTTGGCGAAGTATGCGGAATATATCCGCAAAAGTTGTGGAGATTAGCAAGTGAGCGATAATATTAATCTTCTCGGGCGTAAGGCGCTGTCTATCTGGGGTCCCTGGGTGAAGATGCAGAGCGTGGGGGGCTCAAACGGTGGCTTAACTATGCGATATCATAAGCGTGGGATAATGAGCACAAGGCCAGAAGAGGACTCGCTGGTTGCTGAGTTGGTCGATAGATCGATGGCCTCGCTGCCTGCAGATAAATATCGTATTGATTATGCGCTTAAGCTCAAATACGTGTTTAACGAATCAAACCGCACTGCAGCAGAGAAGGTGCATACCAGTGAGACCGTTTATCGTGAATTGTTGCGCTCAGGGGAGGTTTGGGTTGAATCCTTTCTCACGTGCATTAAGCAATCTACAGGCTGCCCGAAACAGCTAAAAGAGTTTTTTGATATGGTGAAAAGAGGGGTGATTTAAACACGTATTCATCAGCTCAGATAGCCAACAGCACCATGGCTAATTCAAGACTCCGTTGTGTCGCTTCTCTTTCGAGTGTCGGGACGGGCTACTCCGACGTATTGTTGCGGCTTCGACCTTGCCGCACCTGCAAGCAGGCTAGGACATTCGTTTTGATTTCATTTTTCATCCCCTTTGGGCTGGCTCTCCAAAAACGCATTGGCAGCATTAACAAGATTCTTAGGCAGCTTTTCTATGCCTTCTAGGTTCGTCACAGCATAGCCGCCAATGATGTATTTCATCGCGTCTTTACTCGGTATAAAAGCGCCAAGGATTAAAATTAGTAAAGCGGGGGCTACCACGAGTTTAGCAATTTTTCGCGCACTTTCTTTCCCCATCTCATCCGTGAACAGCCCAATACTAATAATAGTCACACCCGCTGCCAAGACAAAGAATGAGATGGCTACCATAAGATCCCCTACCTCCGGCAATATAAATAATAAATACAACTCAAATAAGCTCATTTTTTTACCCTCTTTAGTTATTAATTGTTTGTCGCTCAACAAGTACAGGCATCGTAAGCCGATATGGTTTTGTCGTGCAAATAGGTCCCATCATCGTCAAAGACATTGAGCTCGATGACTGATGTATCGTGGCCCGTCTCGCGCTTAACTACTCTGCTGTTGTACCAGGTCGCAGAACAAGATTGTCCGTCTTTGCTCCAATTTTGGAGCTTTGACAGGCACCTCTGGGCCGCATCTTCAGTGCGGTGCTTATGCCCACACTCATTATCTGTGTGCTGCAATGCTCCGCACATACAGGTTGATCCACTATAAGTCACGCAGGTGTAATATGTTTCCATCGCTTTACCCTCTCAGTTAATATCCAGTAAATACATCTTAATCTAAAAATTAATACTTGTCAACAACAATATCAACAACTATACTAAGCAAAGTAAACAGAGGACATATTAATGCTTGATCTATATAACGTAATACTAATATTAGGGAGTCGGACAGAACTGGCTAAAACCGTCAACTTACACAAGGCCCTGATAACCCGCTGGAACGACTTTGGCTATATACCAGACCAGTACACTGTGGTAGTTAAAAAGGCGCTGAGAGCGCGTAAGAAGGTGCTAGACAAGGCTTATGAGCAGGCAATGAAAGGGTGAAGTAACAGGAGGAGATAGAGAATGAGTGAACGAAAAGAATTAGGAAAAATACAACGAGTGAGTTTTGGGCATGGCGGTTATCAAAATGCCTGTCTTGGGATTGATTTTACGCTTGGCGGCGATGTTTGGAGTGTCTCCGACACCAAGTCAGCGTGGGACGCTAATTTAATCACGTGTGACGACGACAACAAATGGACTGAGGAAGACAGGGATAAGCAGTATGCGGAAATTATGCGCTACATATCTGATTTGCTTCGCGATGCAAAAGTCCACGACGTATCAGGTTTAGAAGGGATTCCCATAGAGGTCACGTTCGAGGGAATGATCTTAAAGAGCTGGCGTATACTGAAGGAAGTTTTGTGACCCACCCAGAGATAAGGAGGGGATATGAATATAGAGCTTCAATGGAAGCTATGGGACCTTGATAAGGGAGAGGCTCCTGAGTATGCAGTGCAAAGCTGCGAAGACTGGCTGGTGCTTCAGGTGCGTTATGAAAATGCTTACGAAATCAACTACCAAACCGGCAAAACAGAAGGCCCTTTTATGGGCGATTGGACTGATATTAAAATTGGAGAAAGGGAGAAGGTAAATGAATGATAGCACAGTGTTTATATGGTTAATGCTGATTATATTCGCGAGCACTTTAGCTTTTTGCGGCGAACCTGACTTGCACGATAATTTAATCGAGGCAACCAAGCCCTCCATACTCAATAAGGGAGAATAGATATGGGCCAATCAACATATTTTATATGCGAAAACATCGGATGCAGCGGGACAACGCCCGTTGTGTGTGTTCAAACTTGCGAAGGATGGGAAACAAGGATGGGTATAGCTTTATTCGGCATGACAAATATGGATAAAGCCGGTTTTGAGGCCGCCGACAATAACCCGTTCCACAAGGATTTTTATGACAACTATGTTTCCGGCAAAGGCGCAACGCAAGAAGAAGCAATAGAAAATATGAAAAAAGACCAGTCTGATATGGCGGAATCGTTATGGTATTAAGCAAACCACCAACCCAGGGAGAAAGTAAATGAGACACTATGATGTCCAATACAAAATAAAGCCTGAGAAGTCCGCGTATATAGCTACCCGGATATGGCGAGTGATAACTTCCGATGTAATACGCGCTGCACAGTTGTGTGTTTCTCGGTTCCCAGCCTGCACAGTCATATCTGTAAACGACAAAGGCCAGATTGATTACGTAGATAGCGAACGGCACGAAAGACTTACAACCCCATTAACTGATGGAACAAGAGGGCTAACCAATGACCAAAGATGAACTAGAACAACTCAAAGCCCTGGTAGAGAAAGCCCAAAAGGTACTTGAGAATGAAAAACCACCCGAGTTTCTGCCGGGCGATATTGTAGAGGGTAGTGACACCGAAGAAGACTGGGGTTTAGACCGGTTTATAAAGTTCAAAGATGCACACAGCTTTCCTTATGTCTGCCATCAAAACGTTTACAAGTATTGCCGCAAGCCCCGGTGCTCTAATATACGTATACGGCACGATGGCAAGGGAATACCAGAATGGGTTAAAGGGAAACGGGTAATTATTGAATTTCGCAATGGTAAGAGTCAAAAAGATATTATTGGAACTTATAATTATTCGGGCTGCTGGACGCATGCCAATGGCCCCGACGACATCATGTTCTACACAATTATAGAGGACTGGCCAAAATGAAAATTGAAAACAACATCGTCACAGATGAACACGGCAATCAGTACCAGCTAACCGGCACACTGACCCCGATTGAAGATGAAATCGAGATTGGTGAGCTGGTGCATTGTTGGGACCTCGAAAAAGAAGCGGGAATGAAACGAGTTGGCGCTTACGAAGGACAATCGCTGGACAGTCGTTATATTACACATGGAGTTCATTGGAGGCACATCGCTCGCCCCACGACCTTTCCTGAAATCCGCATTAAGTTTAACGGCACTAAATGTCCTAAAGGGGTTGAGGATAAAACAGTGACGGTGTGGTGGAAGGGTGGGACGTTTGACACTAGTACTTACCCTAAAGGCCGTGATGTTCCATGGCCAGAAATAGACTTCTATTTGGTTCATCGGGATTAGAGGTTGGGATGGATATCGTTAAACAGTTATTAGACCTGGCAAATAAAGAGGGGGTAGAGGTTACTATTCTGCCCAATAACCATTTTCAAATTCACGGTAAATTACTAGTCAACTACTATCCAATATCAAAAAGGCGCACGGCTTACGTGCGAGGTACAATAAAGGGTCGGCATAATGTTACTCCAAAACAGGCTATCGCAATGGCTTTTGAGCAACCCAGTACTGTTGGTATGCCTGCTAAACGTAGAGGGAAAACAAAAGCTAAAAAAGAAAACTTATTAAAGAAACACCCATTTTGCCATTGGTGTAACAGGGGGCTAACAACAGAGTCTGCCACACTTGAGCATATCATACCGCTAAAACGTGGCGGGCTAGATAATGCAAACAATCGGGTATTAGCCTGCCGGGAATGCAATCATGGTAGAGGTTGCAATATGCCCGAGCTAAAAATCGTAGCGGCCAAAATACGTGCCTAATGCCAGGTAGAAGAGCAGCCCCGGCTAGGGGGGCACTCTGTATTCAACCAGTGTCGAGAGCGGCACATAACATAAGGAGACTAAAGATGCGTTTGGAAAACGAGTCTGGGGCACTCCATAACTGGAACTGTATTAATAAAAATTATTTATGTCAAGGGCACTGAGACAAGTCCCGCACCACTATAGTCCGGCGGTGGAACGGTCTTTATGTCGTTGTACCCTAAATAACAGGAGAATAAGGTGGAGGTAAAAATATTCAAAGTGGTGCGCCTTGAAGATAGCAAGGATCGCTGTGAAGCCAAGCAAATTGTCAGATGGAATGCAGGGAGGTCATGCTCTTTTGATGCTATTGCGGAACTAGACGGTAAAAAACTATGCAAACGCCACGCAAATCAACACATAGCAAATTTGGTTTTAGACGGCCATGCCGTGCTCGCTAAAATTAAAAGGTAAATAACAGGAGATATGTGATGAAAAAACATGAATTTTCAAAGATGAAGCTAGGTGAAGTAGATTTTCTACATTGCGCCAACCTAAAGACCTTCCCAGATTTTAACCGTACCCACAATATGACGATTGCTCGTAAGGAAATGGGGGGCGGGGTTGAAATCCGCAGAGTTGCATGAATTACACGATAGACGTGGAGGGTGACAAAATTTCCATTACCGAATGGGAAATAGAACGCAGAAATATTTATAATTTAATTGGTCAGCACGATGTAGAAATGAATGAGAATATCGAGGCGGCGCTTGATCACTTGTTCGTATTAATGAGGTATAAGCCAAAGCCATGAATAACCAATACTCTCTACCCCTGGCCAGAATAAATAACAGGAGGACATATGACAGACAGGCACCACTACATAGAAACCAAAATCTATGACAATGACGGGGATTTGATAAAGATGACTAGCGCTATCGTGCCGGGGGATTATGAATATTCTGTGTCAGACGAAAAGTACTTAGCTTGGCTGGAAAACAACAGAAAGAAACGCACGATTATCGATGAGGACAAATGAAATCACAATTTAGCTTAAAAAGGAGAACTACTAAACAAGCGTGGAATAGAAAAGGGAGGCCGATCGACCCCCCTAGTTGACAATTTTATAGATTTGTCTTATCTTGGTTGTGCAAGCAACCGGAATGTAGTTTCAATATTAAGTTTATCTTATACATCCGCATTTGTCTATAAACAATTCCTTATTGCTCGCCGCTCTTTCTCACGGCTTAGCGCGATAACCAGAACCGTTCGAACAGTCGTACCGATACACCCTACAGGTATGGTTGACGCCGTTAGAGTGCTACTAAGCGGCAAAAGTGGCGGGTTTATTGGTGGAATGCGAAAGCAGATACAAGGCCTAAAGCGGATAAGTTAGCGCCCTTCTTGGGGTATCAGTCTCTTTCAGTGCTTGTTAGGGAGATGGGTACGGGAAACAGGATAGCCCTTGCAAAGTCAAGGTAGTCCACCCTTGGGGGAGATGTACCACAAAGAAAAAGCGACCAAATACCAGAAAATCAGCAGATAATAATATTTGACTTTTGCGCGACAGATAGTAAGCTGAACTTGGTAGTAATTAAAGTTGCCCCCTGAAAACAGAGCCTCAAGCGAACCTTGGGGTTTTTTTCGTTGCGTGGCCAATCTTTCAGAAGGTAAGTATTTCAGAATATTCTAAAATACTACAGGGAACCTCCCTGTGTTGTATAACAATTAATCAATTAACCTTGCCTGTGTTTGGCGAGAAAATAGACAATTCGGCGCGGTTTTATTCCGCAGAGATTCATAAGGCCCTGGTTAGTAATAATCGGGGCTTTTTATTTTGAGGTTACCAGAATGGGTAAACAACTATGACAGCTGCACTCATTACGACACACCCACGTCAGATATACACATGCCTGGCTGCGGATGCAAAAACAAACCCTATGGTCGCCGGGGTAGGCGTTGATGTAGATGCTCTACTCTTTGAAACCGACACCAACAACTCATACAGATTTGCCGGCACAACATGGGCGCAGTTCTCCACCAACCAGTCGTTGCATGTCAACATGCAGGCAGGGGTTTGGACGTATGGTAATTGGCCTGCAACATGGTGGTTGAGTTGGTCAGGCGCAGCCGGTGCAGCAGATAATTCAGTTATTTATACTTCCGGCGATGTTTCGATGTATGACTATCACATTATAGAAAACACATCGGGCGAAACGATGGATATTTTTGTGTCCGTAGATGGGACGAACTTTACAACAGCCGCGGCGGCGGTTGAGTTAATTGATGACGTGACAACGGGTGGCGGCGTGAAATCAATCACTATCCCCACAACAAAGACCGCAATCTTGAGGGGTAAGTACAAAAAAATCAGGGTTGATCAAAACGGTGCAGGTGTGCCAGCAGCCGGAGAAGTACGCGGCGCGCATGGGGTAGAATAATGCCGATTTATCCACCCGGATTTTTGCCTTATGGATCAGATGATGATTCTATTATTCTGCAAAACCCTTTAACGTCTGCCGCGGCTATAACTGGCGAAACCCAAGCCACAGGGACGTTATTAAACGGCATGACATCAGTCGATTTTGACTCTATATTAGGCTGTAAGTGTGCGGGTGAGTTTGGTATTAAGTTCGCCAGCCCAACAGGATACGCCGATCTTGAGGTATCTGGCCAGATTAGCTTTGAAATCGAAGCGTATTTTATGGCTGATTATGATGCAGCGCGCACGAGTACAGGCGTGGAAGGGTTCGATCACACCTCTAATGATTACTTCTTTTCAAGCGCAAGCGCTGATTCGTCGGCGGTGTACAGTCGGTGGTATATAACGGCAGCCGGAGAAGTCCCTCAAGGCCATATGAGTAATACCGACGCGCAGGTGGGTACTACAAGATTAACCGATCTAGGCAAAGACAGATTTTTAAGATGGACAGTAAGCTGGATCGGGGCAATGTTTTATGTCTATGTGGATGGTAAATTAATTAATAGCGGTGCATATACCAGCCAAACAGATTTATTTAAAAATATTTATATCGGAAATTTCCGTGGCGGGGCGACAGGTAACGGGACGGTGGATTACTATATACGTAACCTGGTGGTTAGTACCATGCCGGTGATGCTCCCTATAAGTCCTGATTTAGCGCTGGTCCCGATTGGCGGTGATTCTTTTGCTAATAATTCGATGGCAACCAATGACCCTAATATTGGTTACGATAACAGTGCTGGTATTGTTGCTGGCGGCGTGTTGGCGGAAAAGGGATTAGGTGCAAACTTTATAACTCGCGGCACATCAGGATCAACAGCAAATACAACCGTTGGGACACAATGGATAACAAGCGCGGACGGCGTTAGCTATTTGGCGGATTTAGTGACCATTGGTGTTTTACAATTAGGTACTAATGATGCTCAACTGGCCCCTGCATCCTATGCCACGATTGACTTTGACACAGATTACAAGGCTGTTATTACCTCAGTAATGGCGACTAAAACCTATTTAATTATAGGCAACGTCCCAACAGTTAAAACAGCGACAGGCAAAGACACGGCAGATTATGTGACGCAAGTCGCCGAAGTGAATGCAGTTATTAATTCAATTCCTGCATGGTGGGATACCAATAACCCATCAAGGGCAGGCGCGATTAAAGTCTATGATTTATTTGGTAAGACTGGGGGAGAAAGCCCAAGCGTTGATATGTTCACCGGATCATGGACGGGAGCCTATGACGATTTACATATGTCCTCAAGAGGTCGTAAGATTATGGGCGAGTTAATAGCAGAAAAGGTCTTGGAATTCTTACGTTAAAGCCTTTTATATACCTAATAGGTTTTTATATACTCCAAACCCACCAAACACTTAACACAAACTAACCGCCACCTGCATTGGCGCGGAGAGAAAATTATGGCAGCAAAGAAAAACCCCACCAAGAAGAAGGTGGTGAAAAAGAAAGCAAAGAAGAAATCGGTCGCCAAGAAAAGGCCAACAGAGAAGAAATCCGGCGTAAAGGGTGGTAGACCATCGGATTACGACCCAGCCTACAACGAACAGGCCCGTAAGTTGTGTATTCTGGGATACATCGACGAGGAACTGGCTGACTTCTTTCAAAAACATGTATCCACAATTTATGAATGGAAAAAGAAACACCCAAAGTTTTCCGAGGCCATAAATGCAGGACGTGATTTAGCTAACGCCGATGTAGCGGATAGCTTATACAATCGGGCTATGGGATATACCCATAAATCCGAGCACATTCATGTAAACGCCAAAGGGGATGTAACCAGGGTAGCAATAGACAAGCACTACCCCCCTGACTCGACAGCTTGTATTTTCTTCCTGAAAAACCGTGATAGAACACGCTGGCAAGACAAACAGAACCATGAGATTAACCCGGGTGATGAGCTCAAAGAGTTAATGGGCATGATACCGTCAACCTTAGGGCCTCCCGGCCAGCGTGGCTGATCTCAAGCGACTCGCTGGCCAGTTTGCAGACCAACTCTGGCGATTAAATAACCTGTATTACATCACGGATAAACAAGGTAAGCGCGTATTATTCCGGCTGAACGACAAGCAACTGCAGCTCTATCACGAAATGTGGTATTTGAGTCTAATACTCAAGGCCAGACAATTTGGCTATACCACATTTATCGATTTATTTATTTTGGATACCTGCTTATTCAACGAGGATACCAAGGCCGGCATCATTGCTCACAAGCTTGATGACGCAAAGGTTATATTCCGCAACAAGATTCAGTATCCCTACGCAGGTCTGCCCGACGGCCTGAAGGCGGTAGTCCCGATCAAGACCGAGCGCGCCGAAGAGTACGTGTTCGGCAATAATAGCTCTATACGGGTTAGCACCTCATATCGCTCGGGAACTTTACAGATACTGCATATCAGTGAGTTGGGAAAAATATGCGCAAAAGAACCGGAGAAGGCCAAAGAGATAAATACGGGCGCCATCGAAGCGGTGGCCAAAGGCCAGATGATATTTATCGAGTCTACGGCGGAAGGACGTGAAGGTCTATTTCATGATCTAAGTAAAACAGCGCAAGATCTGTCGCTCTCAGGTAGGGCGCCGAACGAAATGGAATTCAAGTTCTTTTTCACGGCATGGTTCGAGAACCCTGAGTACACACTGAACCCGGTTAACGTGCCCATCCCGCAGGACATGCACGTCTATTTTAAGGCGCTCGAAGATGAACACGGCATCTACCTGACCCCAGGGCAAAAGGCCTGGTATGTCGTCAAAGCTGCACGACTAAAAGAAGACATGTTCCGCGAGTACCCCAGTACGCCCGAAGAGGCCTTCAAGGCCTCCGTGGAAGGTGCGTATTATGGCAAGATTATCGCCAGGCTACGAACACAAAACCGGATCCGTCGTGTAGCCTACGAGCCATTACTCCCCGTTCATACGTTCTGGGATTTGGGTTTAAATGACGCGATGGCCATCTGGTTCTATCAGCACCGGATTGGCGAACGTCGCCTGATTGACTATTACGAGAACAGTGGCGAAGGCATTAAGCACTATGCCCGCATCATGAAAGACAAGAAGTATGTCTACGGCACACATTATATGCCGCATGACGCGAAGGTGCAGAGCATTCAGACCGGCAAGACCCTGATTCAGTATGCCTCTAACCTGGGTATTAAGCCCATTGTACGGGTACGTCGAGCCAAAAATCAGGAAGAGCTGTTGAACGATATCGCCACAACACGGGGCTTCCTGGAGACATGCTGGATAGACGAAGAGAAGTGCGACAAAGGCATCAAGGCCCTGGAGAATTACAGGAAAGAGTGGGATGAGAACCTGGGTACATTCAAACGAACACCGCTACACAACTGGGCGAGTAACGGCGCTGACTCACTGCGCTGCGGTGCGGTGGGTATTGGCGTGATTAATACTGCCAGCAGCGATGACCTAATACCCGAAGAAGTACCTGATTATTAAAACAGGAGATAGCTTATGAGTTGCAGTCATCTATATGAAGGAAACAACAGCATAATACAATGTAAAGGCCGATGTGGACATGACGGCCCTCATTACTCTTACGAAAAAGTATCACATAACCAAGGGGTTAAGGCATTTAAGAAATATTTATGGAACAATAATGGTGAAGTACCGGCGCAACCAGTAGAAAACGGCAGGGCTTTCCAGTGTGATTACGACCTTGGACGCGAAGAGCGAAAAAAAATAATGAGCCTGGCTATTGCTGATGCAAGGGGCACCCTACCCAAAGGTATGGTGTTTGAGATCAGGACGAAAATTATACCAGCAGAGACCAAATTGGATTACGGCAGAAGAAGCCTCACACGCAGGGAAATGGCAGAGAATTGGGGTATTGCTTGGTACAGCGTGCAGCCTGTAAGTCAGCCGGTAGGATTTGAGGGTTGTTATTCATACACACCCGATGAACCTTTATTCCAATGTGATGTTGATATAGACAAAGAGCCGGAGCTAGGTGGGTATCGATTACTGGCGCGCATTTTATGCTAAAGATTGAGGACAAAAAATGAATAGGAAGCAAATGGACATTATCGCTGGCCTATTTCTTGGCTTGGTGCTGATGTTTGTTATCACGCCTCGCGTACTGGGCGTACATATGACCGAAGGCGAGATACTAATTGAATTCTGGTATTGGTGGGTCGCTGCCATGCTATCTGCAGTAGCGGCCTGTCTCTGTTATTTTTACCCAGCAAAGAGGTAAATACCATGGCAACACCTGACAACCCTGTTCAGTCAACAGATCTGGATTGGGAGCAACTGGTCCGTGCCGCTGAGGGCAAGGATTTCGATAAGCCGCCGATTGTCTATGAGTTTGGCGGCGGTAAGCGCACGTTTGAAGATTCGGGCGATAGCTCGGGTATTTACGAATGAACATAAGAGGTTACTAATATGCCGAGTATCACAGAAAACGTAAAGCATGCGCCTGGCATGAGTTTGCGCACACAAGAAGAACTGCTTGAATTGCTGCAGGCTACACAGGTCGATTTAGTTATGCTGAAGTTAGCCTTTGATACCCTGGTTACCAAATTGAACGCCGATGCTGTTGCACAGAACCTGGCTGTTGCCAGCTCACAGCTTGACGAGGATTACGCTGGATCTGGCGTGCTGACGTTGACGCAGTAAATGCCTGAATACGGTTGCATACATTGCAGAACACACCAGCCGGCTTACAGCATTGCTCCTTTCACCTGTGAAGTTTGCGGGCAAAAGTGGAAACGTGCTGTATTGGTGCCCGGCGAAGGCAGTTACGTGCCAATCGGATCACCGACCAAACAGCTGGACGAACACGGAGTTATTGATTGATGAGTGAGAGCGAGATTATTAAGTCCGTTGTATCCCCTTCGGGCCAGATTATGCTTAAGAATGTGATGCAGACCTTGTATAAACACTACCCAGATCATAAATGGCTATGCAAAGTCGATGAGGATGGCGGCATTATAGCAATCTATAACCTGCGGTTCTCGGGTACACAAGGCTATATTCTGCATATCGGCAAGATGGATCCGGAATATCGGTGCGTGATGAACGCTGGGGGTGAGATTTTGGAACGGTATCGTCAACGCAGGGGGCAGGCCAATGAGCGCGATTTGATGGATGTTGTCGGTATGCGCGATTTTAAAGGCGAAATTGCTTACGATGCCTAATCAAAATCAGATCGATGAGCTGGCTGCAGAGCATGATGAGGCCGTTCTGGATGACTCTACACGTGATGAAGAGTGGTTACGCCTCGCGCGTGACGCCTATTCAACCTCGACCGACTATCTGGATGGATCGCTTAAGGCGCAATGGGAACGTAATTATGCGATGTTTCGCAGTAAACACCCCCCTGGCAGTAAATACTATTCCGAGTCATATAAGGCGCGGTCGAAGATATTCCGACCGAAAACACGCTCTGCAGTTCGTCGCAATGAGGCGGCAGCATCTAAGGCTTACTTCTCGACCTATGATGCGGTCCAGATTAATGCCGAGAATGATGATGATCCAGAACAGGTAGCCGCAGCAGCAGTTAATAAAGAGCTGATGAACTACCGGCTTAAGCATTCTGTCCGGTGGTTCAAATGCGTGATCGGCGCTTATCAGGAGACGATGAACGTCGGGTTTGTGGTCTCAATGCAACGGTGGATCTACAAAGAGAAGAAGGTTATCTACGAACAAGAAGTGCTCGACGAGAACGGGAAAACCATCCTTGACGAGCAAGGTAATGCGGTTACCGAGGAAGTCAGCGAGGTAACCGTTATCAAAGATCAACCCGTCATTGAATTGCGCCCACTAGAGAATATACGTCTGGATCCGGCCTGTGATTGGATTGACCCGATTAATACATCACCGTACCTGATCGATATGATCCCGATGTATGTTTACGAGGTAAGGTCGAACGTAGAATCAGAGGGATGGCGCGAACTGACTGATGGTGAAATCATGTCGGCCGCAAAACAGCACTACGATACCACCCGTCAACAGAGGGAAGGCACCGAGCGTCGGGACTCCAAAGAAGGCCAGACCTCGATTAATGAGTATCAACTGGTCTGGGTGCATCGCAATATCATTAAACGTGATAATCAGGACTGGGTGTACTACACGCTGGGTTCAACCATTATGTTGAGCGACCCAGTGACCATCGAAGAGGCCTACGACCAAACAGAACGGCCCTATGTAGGCGGTAGCTGTATCATTGAGGCACACCGGACTTATCCGTCTGCACCGACAGAGCTCGGCGCCGGTATCCAAAACGAAGCCAATGAAATCGCCAATGCGCGTATCGATAACATCAAACTGGCCATCAATCAACGCAAATACATCCGTCGCGGCGCTGATATAGATTTCAAGAATCTGATGCGCTCCGTCCCCGGTGGCTGCGTCATGATGGATGATGTGAGTAATGATGTTAAAGCAGAGGATGTGCGCGACGTAACCAGTAGCTCGTATCAGGAGCAAGACCGGCTGAATGTCGATTATGATGAGATTATGGGGACTTTCTCTCCAGGCTCCGTACAGTCGAACCGGAAATTGAATGAAACAGTCGGTGGAATGGAGCTGCTTGGCGAAGATGCTAACTTTATGTCTGAATACCAGTTACGAGTATTCAATGAGACATGGGTTGAGCCGGTACTGAACCAGGTACTCAAGTTGGTGCAGAAGCACGAAACAGACAAAACCATCCTGGCTATCGCCGGGCGCAAGGCAAATATCAAGAAGCACGGTGTCGAGAAACTGGATTTACGTGCCCTGGCTGAACCTATGACATTGAGTGTGTCTGTCGGATTCGATGCTACTGACCCACGCAAACGTATCGAGAAGTTAGCCGTTGGCATGAGGACTATTGGCGAGTTCTTCCCTCAGATCATCCAGCAAGCAGACCCGGAGCCTGTTATCAACGAAGTTTTCGGGGCGCTCGGGTTTGATACCGGCAAGCGGTTCTTCCCGAGCCTGGGTGAAGGTCAAGATCCACAGATACAGCAACTGCAACAGCAAATCCAGCAGCTGCAACAGTTCATCCAGACCAAACAGGTTGAAACCGAAGGTAAGATTAAGGTCGAGCAAATCAAGCAGCAGGGCGCCAATGAACGGGACCGTGCTAAATTAGAGATAACGCGCGAAATTGAAGCCGCAAAGACGAAGCTGTCATATATCGACAAGCAGTTGTCCGCAGAAACTAACGATATTGCTCGCTCAGAGCTGCTACTTGAGCAGGCCGCACTGGAACATAATATGCGCACAAAAGAGCTTGAGCTATTACAGGGTGAACGCGCGGCCATTCAGGAAAAGATTAATATAGCCAGCACTGGCATGGATGACTCAAAAGCAGGCGTTATACAGCGAGATAATTACGGGGCAGTGCCTCACGCGCAAGGTTAAAGTATGAGCGAAGAAAATACATTCATGGAAATGGAACTGCCTGATAACGCCGAGGTTATTGCCCTTGGCATGGAAGCTCAGCAATTTACTTCATCAAGTCTTGGTCGGTACTTGATCGGCTGTGCAGAACGTGATGCGAATAAGGCGATGAATTTGTTAATGAAGGCTGACCCAACGAATACGTCCGAGATCATCAAGTTGCAGTCAACTATTACACGACTACGTGACTTTGAATCGTGGCTGGATGAGGTGATCACTGCCGGCAATATGGCTTATCAAGCATACCTGGAGGAAACAGAAGTTACCGAGTAGAAAGAATTACTTATTGAATTTTACACGACCGGCTATATGTCGGTTTTTTTATTTACTAACTGGAGTTAATACCCATGGCTAAAGAAGATACTACCTCAACTGGCGTGTCTGATGAAATCGACAACGATGCGATTGATCAAGACGAACTGAACAACATTGATGCCGAGAACGAACAAACACTAAACCCTCGTGACGAAATGATGAGCGACATTGTTGCCAAGGCCAGAGCTGCACGCGAAGCAGAGGAAACCGGTGATCTGGGGGCCACCACTGATGATGATTTAGGCGAAAACGACGATGATCCTAATGACGGCGAAGACGACATGGCGACGGTCAAAGTCGACGGCGAAACATTTCAGGTAAGCAAGAAGGAAGTTGATGAGGCAGGGGGTATTAGTGCCTACCAGAAAGAGAAAGCCGCATCAAATCGACTGCGCGAAGCCGCTGCAGAGAGGCAGCAGGTTACAGCAGAGAGAGCGCGACTCCAGCAAGAACGCGAAGAATTTGAGCGGACGAAGGTGACAAACCAGTCATCGTCGACTGCCAATAATGAAAACCAGCCATCCGATGATTCGGACGCTGATGATGTTGACTCAAAAGAGTTAGCAGCCCAGCTGTACTCAGGCGACGAAGACCTGGCTGCACAGGCTATCGAAAAGTTACTCAAGGGACGCGGCAAGCCTGCTACCCCAGGGAACACGAACTCGATAACTAATGAACAGCTAGTCTCTCAAGCAACCGCTCAGGCCGAGTGGAACATTGAGAAGAAGCAGGCAAATGAAGAATTTGCCAAAGAGTATGGTGATATTAATGAGAAACCGATGTTGAGACAAGCCGCGAACGAAGAAACCAAACGCCTGGCAAGGGAACACCCTGACTGGGGTCCCCGTAAGATCATTATGCAGGCGGGCGAAAACGTACGCGAAGAGTTCAAGAATGAATTCGCAAAACAACTCAACACCGATGATGGCGAAATGGATAAACGCCGCGATAGAAAAAAGGCCATGGATAATGTGAGCGGGGCAACCGGCAAGAAATCAAGTGCACCGGTTCCCAAAGCTAAAACCCAGAAAGAGATAGTTGCAGGTATGCAAAAGCAGCGATCTCACTCAAACATCTAATGAGGTAAAAACTATGGCTGGTCAATTATGGGCAGTGAGTGCAGACGGTGGTTAATACTATGGCCACCTAATTTGGCTAAATGCTGGGACGCCCTTAGAGCCGGTATACCTAAACAGTAGTTGGAAACGGCACGCTGAATGGTTTGAAAAGTTATCGGATTGGGTAATCAGCAGGAAAGATCGCTAAGTCTTACGATAGGCGAAATCCTCAACGACTAATACGCCAAACACTGAATAACAGTGAAGATAGAGTCTGAGCTTGCGTGAAAACGTAAGAGAAATCGAAGTGAAGTAGGTTTCCGCCCGAAAGGGTTAGTAGGGGGCTGTCATCCCCTGAAAGTAACAGAACGTATATGTACAGTGACGAATTGTCAGACGTACTGCGAACCGCACTACAACCGATGACTCGGTTCCGTCAGCACTCTGATGCTAAAGATGCAACAGACAAGGGTCTGAACGCGGGCGACAAGTTCTATTGGAACGTGTACTCCGACGTTGGTACCCAAGGTCGGGAACTTGCCGAAGATAAGGCGATGCCTGAAACCAAGTACACTATCACCCAGAACAGCCTGACTATTCAAGAGGTCGGGAATAGTGTGCCGTACTCAGGTAAGCTTGATAACTTCTCCAAGCATCCTGTCAAAGAAGTCATCAACAAGGTGTTAAAGAACGATGCAAACAAGGGGCTGGATATCAAAGCCCATGCGCAGTTCAATGCAACACCACTTACTGTAGCGCCTGCGAGCGGTACATCAACAACTGCGGTCACGTTAGAGACGACGGGTACCTGTACCGTCACAAATAACGTCGCAATGCGTAACGGTCACGTCAAGGCTATTGTCGATATTATGAAAGAACGTAATATCCCAATGTTTAACGGCCAAGACTATTTCTCTGTCGCATGGCCAACAACCTATCGCACGTTTAAAAATGATCTGGAATCAATTCACCAATATGTCAGTGAAGGCTTCCGCATGATCATGAACGGTGAGATCGGGCGTTACGAAGGTGTACGTTTCATCGAACAGACGCAAATCCCCAAGGGTGGCGCGGAAGATTCGACTACATGGAACCCCTATACCAGTACAGCTGATGCGTGGAATAACGCGCTGTCTGATTGGGCATTTTTCTTCGGTGAAGACACAGTAGCAGAAGGTATTGTTATACCTGAAGAGATGAGAGGAAAAATCCCAAGTGACTACGGTCGTTCAAAAGGTGTCGCATGGTATGGCCTGATTGGCTACGGCTTAGTACATTCCGCCGCAGCTGATGCTCGTATCATTAAGTGGGAATCGGCGGCCTGACGCATAACTTTAACGTGTGAATCTGCCTAAGATGTTCTATTATTATAGCCTTCAATAACAGAGGGCGGCATAATGAGAGCAGCGCAAAAAGAAAGAAAGCAGCAAGCAACCCGCGAATGGAAGAAGGTAAATAAGGAACGACATGCGGAGCTTGCCAGGGCTTATCGAAGGAGAAATCCGGAGAAAACCAAGGCCCAGAACCAACTTAACTATGCGGTCAGGATGGGACGCATAAAGAGACAGCCTTGTGAGGTTTGCGGATCAGGCGTGCACATACACGCGCACCACCATGATTACAGCAAACCTTACGACGTTAAGTGGTTATGTTTTCTTTGCCATAAAGCAAAACATCCGGTGTCAGATGAAGATAAGCGGATAAAGGTGGATGACCACAAACCTGCTAGGTTGTCTGGTTCAAACAATCCGAACGCAAGCCTTTCTAACGCACAAGTCATACAGATAAGACAACTGCTTAAGATTGGCCTCAGCCAAGAGAAAATAGGTGAAGTGTTTGGAGTACACCAAGGTACTATCAGCAGGATAAAGTTAAGGAAAGCCTACAAAAACACTTAAACAGTAACACCAATCGTAATAAGGCCGGGTAACACCGGCCTTTTTCATTTTAAGAGGTAATAACTATGTACGATAATCCAATGGTCATAACGTACAACGTTGGCTCTCCGCATGACTTTGGTGCGGCCGCCGATCAGACGTTAGCAATCAAGGGTCCGAAGGGTATGACTGGTCGCGTCATTGACGTGGCTGTGTCTGCTTCGGAGATTTTCACAACCGGTGGTGATGTGCAGATGGGCATCACTGGCACGTTAGGCAAGTATGTTGATTTACCTCTGGGTACGTTGGCAGACGCCGACTGTCTGACGGCCAGTGAGACTGCGGGCGCCATCAAAGATGAGATGCTACCTGCTGATACCGATATTGTGGTGTCCTTGCTTCAGACGGGCGGTACGCCCACAGGGCAGGCACATGTCAATATTGCGATTGCATGGGCTGGCGTAAATCCACCACTGAGCTAATAAACTGAGAGGTAATTGGCAATGAAAGAAGATAAAGATATGGGCCTGAAAGAGGGCTTGATCTCAAAGGCGAAGATTACACAGAAAGAGCCTCGGGGCGAAGGCGAAGGCCAGCGTCCTGTGTGCAAGGAAGAAACTGTGTCGTCTGATCGCGGTAAGTTCAAGATCAAGTAAGCAAGAAGGCAATAGAAGTGAAGGGGTTGCTAACAAGCGACCCCTTTTTTTATTCAACGGGAGAATAGTATGAGTGATTCACAATTTAAAGATATGCACTGGACCCAGGTGCGTAAACTGGTAGAGCAAAACGGCGGTGAGTGGGTGAACGTAGAGTCCGGTATTGAATTTCTTGAGGCCAGGCTGCAATCGCAAGAACCTGCATCAACCGAAGAAACAGGACTGACAATGTCTGATACTGTGGAAGGGCCGGATGAGAACGCTCAAGCTATGGCTGGCAGTGCGGTGCTTGATGCCCCCCTGAGTGGCCCAGCAGGCCCCCTGAGTGGCCCAGCAGGTGATATCCCCGTATTTGACAACAACCTGCCATACGGCGAGGTATTTGGTACCTGTAATGCTCGTTTCTTACAAAACGGTCATCACTTCGGCCCCGGCGGTGAGTTCATCAAACCAGAAGATGTCAAGTAATCGATGTCTACCTTCCTTCAACTTGCCCAGCAATTGCAGCGGGATTTAGGTGTGTCAGGTACGTCCGTTTCTGCGGTAACAGGCCAGACCGGCATGCTTGAGAAGTTGGTGAACTGGATTGCGGATGCCGACGAGTTCATTCAGTCCCTGTATTGGGATTGGAAATTTCTCTGGTCTGAGTATTCAATTGCTACCGTTGCGGGGAATGCGGCGCCAACGGTCCCCTCGGATCTGGGTGTTTGGGACAGAGAGTCGTTCTGGTTGAATTACACGCTGGCCACAAAAAAGAAACTGCAATACATGGACTATTACGAATGGCGCGATTCACTTGGTTACGGCGTTAAAACCAACAGTAAACCCAGCTATATCACCATCAAGCCGGACAACTCTATTATCCTTGAGCGACCACCCGACGCTGCGTATACGTTAACCGGTGAATACTGGAAAACACCTACGCGAATGACAGCAAACGGTGATCTATCAGCCATTCCCGCACAGTTCCATCGCATTATCGTGGTCCAGGCCAAACTCTGGTATGCCGAAGAAGAGGAAATCACGACTGTCTATCAGGCTGCAGATAAAGAACTAAACGGCGATGAGCGAGGCAATCTTGGCTTAATGGACAAACTAAAATCGAATCAGCTGCCTGGGCAGGACGTGCGACGTATGGCACAAAGCCCCTCAATGACGGTCGTTGCCGAGTGAGACAAACAACCTACTTCCCATTAAAGGGCGGTATTAATCTGGTTGATCCGCCTTTGACGTTGCAGCCTGGCGAGCTATTGGGTTCATCCAATTACGAGCATTACCAAGGGGGTGGATACCGGCGTATCGATGGGTATGAGCGATACGATGGACGACAATCACCGTCGGCTGCTAGTTACTGGATAGTGGACTATGGTACCGGCGCTATTGCAGAGCCTTCTGTGAATGCGAATGTTCTAGGTGCCACCAGCGGTGCCACCGGAAAGGTCGGACTGATTGTTGTTACTAGCGGCACTTGGGCTGGCGGCACTGCTGCAGGATATCTGGTCCTATTTAACGTGGCCGGAAGCTTTATTGATACAGAAGCTCTCGGATTCACCGCGGCAAATGACGGTTTTAATAGCGGGTTTTCCGCGGGGTTTAGTTAATTATGGTTGATACAGTAAGAACGAAAGCAGCGTTATTGGCTTTATTTGCAGACAACACTACAGGCGATATTAGTCCGCAGGATCTGCGTGACTTCCTGGTAACGGTTATGGGTTGCTATGGCGGTCTACACATTGAGTCCGGGGTAACTGCGCAGGCTCTGGTGGCTGCTACGCCAGAACTGATGACAGAATGGATGCACGACGGTATTTCGTCTAATGTAACACCGGCCTTTGCCAGCAATCAGATCACTATCGATGAGGCTGGAGATTATCAAATCGACTTTACGATCTCTTTCCTTGGAATTAATAACGCACAGTTTGATTTCTACTTGCGCATTGATGGTGTTTCTAGCGGTCATGCTTGTTCTACTACAAGCCCAGCAGCGGCTGTAGTACAGGGAGCGTCATTCAGCAATCAATTTACCCTTGCCGCTGGCGAGGTACTGACTATCTGGGTAACGTCTGACACTAACGGCAATATGACTGTGAAATTTGCAGATTTTAATGTGAAAAGGCTTAACTGATGGGGTTGGCTGCTACTGCTATAGCGGCGTCCGCCAGCAGGAAAGGAGACGCAGCCACAGACGCCAACGATACTACCTACTCTCGGTTAGTCATAGACCTGGTACGCGCACATATAGGCGCAGTTCCTGGGTCCGGTGACATCCGTGGAGTCTGGATGTACAACGGCGTGGTATACACCTTCCGTGACAATACGGCGGGTACCGCATGCGTGATGTTTCAGTCTTCCTCTGCTGGGTGGGTCGTCGTTGACCTGGGCGCTACGATTGCTTTTACGACGGGCACCGAGGCTGGCGATGTTGGTTTTACTGTTGGTGAAACAGTGGTTGGCGAGAACAGCGCTGCGATAGCTGTAGTAGTGGACGTCAGCGCAATAACTGGCTCTTGGTCAGGCGGCACCGCGGTAGGGACCTTGTACCTCAAAACAGTGTCAGGCACATTCCAGGCCGAGACCATTACGGGCGGAACCAGTGGCACAACAGCCTCAATTGCTGGCGATGTGACCGCCACAACACTGGTAGCGGGTGGGCGGTATGAATTTATTACTGAAAACTTCTATGGCCAGTCTGGTTCTCGGGCTATGTTTGGTGTTGATGGTGCGAATCCTTGCTTCAGGTTTAATGCGGACGGTTTTAGACAAATACCGTCAGGGATGACCGTCGATACCCCAACACACCTGATTGCCCACAAGAAACATCTGTTTCTCGCTTTCGGAAGCTCAGTCCAGCATTCCGGGATTGGCACACCAACGATATTCACCATTGTCACGGGGGCCAGCGAGATCGCGACCGGCGATGATGTAACCGGCTTTGCGACCGTGCCAGGCGACACCCTGGCGATACTTGATCGGAATAGCACCTATATTTTATACGGTACCAGTACCGCTAACTGGAGCCTGACAACATTATCAGACGAAGCAGGCGCTATCGAGTGGTCCATTCAGCGGCTGGGTGTGCCGGTTTATCTTGACGATAGAGGGTTGACAGACCTGAGATCGGTGCAGGATTACGGTGACTTTAAATCGAGAACTTTCTCAAAGAAGATTAAACCGCTCATCGATGCAGCGAAACCATTAGTGAAAAGCTCGGTGCGCGTTAGAGACAAAGATCAATACCGCCTGTTCTTGACCAATAAGTCGTTCATTATCGCCGCGTTTGAAGATGGGAAGTTTGCTGGCTTTACCGAATGCGAATATCCGATTGAAGTCTCAACCGTGTGTTCGGCTGAGGACGCTAACGGTACGGAAGTGCTGTTTTTTGGGTCAACAGACGGGTATGTGTATCAGATGGATAAGGGCACCTCTTTTGATGGGGCTGCGCTTACCGCCTTTATCCGCCCTGCCTTTAATTATTTAAAAACACCCGAACAAAAGAAACGCTTTTTCAAGGCGGTTCTGGAGGTCACGGCAGCAAGCCCGGTGACGATCAACTTCACGCCGGACTACGATTACGGTGACAGGGAGGGGCTGACCCAATCACTGGCGGCATCCTCATCAAGCGGCTATTGGAACGTAGGCAACTGGAATGAGTTTAACTGGGGTGAACAATCCGTTTCAAACCCAGTGGCGCACTTATCGGGCTCTGGAGTAAATATAAGCATGGTAATGTATAGCGAAGGTATTTATGACACGTCGCATATTGTTCATGGCGTACTTCTTCATTATTCAAAACGAGGTTTAGCAAGATAGTATGGCAAATGATTTTTATACCTACACGCCGGGCACCTACACAAAAGGGACCAAGGCGCGCGCCGAGGTCGTTGAGGCGGATTTTCAGGCGCTCGAGACGGGTCTTACTAAGCTACCCACTGAAGCGCAACAAAACCGGGGTTCGCGAAATTATATCGCTACCGATACCGGTGCTGCGGATGCGTATGCTGGCAGCCTGACGCATGTTAGTGGCTCTTACGGCGAAAGTCAGGATGTGTTCCTTCTAATAGCAAACACCAATACAGGAGCATCGACACTTAATGTTAGCGGGATTGGCGCAACTGCTATCGTGCATGCGGATGGTACAGCCCTTATTGCTAATGACCTGACCGCAGGGTATATCGGGCACTTCAAGCATAACGGTACAGTCTGGCAGTTAATGAATCATTCGCCCGCTTCAGCAACGGCCGCTGCCGCTTCTGCTGTGGCAGCCGCAGCTTCTGCCGCCGCCGCCGCGACCTCCGAGACTAATGCCGGCACCTCCGAGACCAATGCTGCGGCTTCTGCCGTCGCCGCCGCTGCCAGCGCTGCAGAATATGGCACAGAGTTTCCGAACGTCAACGGCGTTGTTGCAGCAACCGATGAAGAGTTAAGCCTGCTTTCAGGTAGATCCTTGGCTTCGACAGACGATGTGATTGACAATTTCCCAGTCGGTACTCTGATGTTATTCCAACAGACCGCAGCACCGACAGGCTGGACAAAACAAACGACACATAACGACAAGACTTTGAGGGTCGTTTCTGGCGCAGCCGGTTCCGGAGGAACAAGCGCATTCAGCACTGTCTTTGCCAAAACAGCCACAGACAGTTACACCCTGTTAGCCGCCGACATTCCTTCCCACACACACACATTCACAGGCGATGCTGTTGCAGCTCATACGCACACAATAACGCCTATCTCAGATTTTGAGACTGTTGGCTCATCGGCTGAATCATTAACAAGGGCCACAACACGTGCTGCGACTACGGATAGTGCTACTGCATCGGGCGGCGGCCATACCCCAACAGGCACTAACGCAGCCACAGGTGGGGGCGGAGGTCATACGCACGGCATGGATATTCGCGTGCAGTACGTGGATCTGATTATTTGTTCTAAGAATTAAGGAGTTATATATGAACTTGCCTCCAGATAACATTAAATGCCGTTACACCGGGTTCAAGAAGAAATGTAAGGATATATGTATGAACTGCCCAGCCTGGGTACAGATTATGGGATATAACAACAACACTGGCGAACAGATTAACGAATATAAGTGTACGGATACCTGGATGCCTATCTTGGCAATAGAAAATTCAAACCAGCAACGTGCAACTGCAGCAGAAGTGGAGGCGCTTAGAAACGAAGTGGCTCTTCAGCACAAGCAGCTGGTTGGGTTAACGCTTAAAACTCATGGCGTAAAACTTGTTAATAGGCCAGCACCCGAAACCGCAGATAATCCAGGTGTGATACATCAACCAATTAACGGTACAGGTACCCAATAATGGCAGTTCAAAACAGTCAAACCGTATTAACCGATCCAAACGCGAATGGATTGCTGGATCCGCCTGCGACCACGGAGGCTGCACCTGCTTATGACCCAACAGCAACGCCGACCAATGCGGTTGGCGAGAACACGACCACAGAGCCACCGCCATTCGACTACACGGCGAATAAGCCTGATACGGGCGCTGTAGGTGATACCGGGCTGCTGGATCCTGCGGTTAACGACCTGAATACATTACTGGATCAAAATAATCCATTAATGACTAAGGCGAAGACGCGAGGCAAGCAGTTCGCAGCAGACCGTGGATTACTGAATAGCACGTTAGCGGGAGAGGCTTCACAATCAGCAGCGCTCGATGTTGTGATGCCGCTAACCCAGCAAAACATGCAGAATCGGCAAGCACAAACAGCACAGAACCGCGATATTGCTGCACAGATGGATTTAAGTAATCAGGGTTACCAGCAACAGGCTGGGTTAACAGATCAGCAAGCAGCCATCCAGGAACAACGCGACATTCTGCTTGCTAATCTGGATCTTGAGAACCGCACCGCGCTGGTTGACCTTGAAATGCAATGGAACCAGCAGATTCAGAGTGACCTCAATGCAACGCAAGTGTGGAGTGATGGTATCAAAGCTATTGGGCAGATCCTGAATAATGTTGATATGGATCCGGAACAACAGAGGTTGGCGGTTCAAGAACAATTATCTGTTCTTAATGCTGGGTTGAATTTTATTGGCAACCTAAATAGCTTTGGTGTTGATGAGAACGGCATTCCTACCCCGGGCAATACCACGCAAGGCGCTCCCACGACTACCCCGACTATTGATACCACAACAACCATTGATACCTTACTGGATACAAGCACTGCTACAAAAGATGGTGCACGGCCTTTGGCTGAAACCACGTTTAAGAATGATTATTTCAAGAAACTCGCAGATTCTGGAACGATACAGCTTGGCTCGTATAACACAAGCAGCGAGGATAATGGTGAAATAAGCGTTAATAGTTACGCTGATGTCGCACGCGAATACAGAGAAAATCTAGCCTTTAGGAAAATGGCTGATGCTTATTTAGGCGAGCAGATGAGATCGTGGGAAATTGCATGGGATGTAGCACATCCGGCATAACGTGAGAGAGGCAACGCCAGACGATTTATCAGACATTTACCGGCTGTTTCTATCTGCATATAGCCTGTCAGCGTATGCCGCCTTTCCGGTAGATGAAATCTCGGTAAAGCGCACGATAGGCCAGATACTACTGGGTGGATTTGCGCATGTGACTGAGAATGTAGACGGGGCAATCTTGGGATTAATTCGGCCGGCCCTATTTAACCCGAGCATTAAAGCAGCCGCAACTCCCTTTTTTTTTGTACAAGACTCTGCCAGGGGGCAGGGTATCAGGCTATTACGGGCCTACATTAAATGGGCAGAACAGCGGGCACAGATTGTTACGCTTTCAATATCGTATGGAAACGCGGAGCAAGTAAAACGAACTGAACGGTTATATGAGCGTATGGGCTTTATCCGTGCTGGTACTGAATTTATCAAAATAGGTGATCAACATGTCTGAGATTGTAGATATTGGAAAAGGTATTGTTTCTGGCGTAGGCGATATACTGGGAGATAATAAGTTTTTAACGGCGGTCGCTGTCATTGGGATTGCCATGTATACCGCCGGCGCCTTTTCAGGTACAGCGGCGGGCGTAACGGGCGGTGAAGCCGCAGCAGCGGGCGCAGTCGGCGAAGCAGGGGTGACGGGGGCAGCAGCAGGTGCAGGAATTGGAGCAGAAGCAGCTGTAGCTGGCGAAGCGTTAGGCGCAGGCCTCGGCACAGAAACGGCGCTCGGGCTTGATGCCGGCCTACTTGCCGGGGAAAACGCAGCGATGACCGGCGGTAACGCCTTCGAGGCAGCCTTGGCTTCAGGTGGTACAGGTGCAACGGCAGGTGGCGCCACACTTGCAAGTGCGGTACCAAGCGTAACGCCAGGTGTTGCGGCCGGGCAAGGTGCGGGTGAGCTAGTTTACGGCAAGCCAATTACACACTGGCAAAGCATGGGGATGAGCCAAAGTCAGATTGCCGATATGGCAGCAAAAGAGGCCGTTTCAACAGGCGGTGGATTGCTGGATGGTAACTGGGGCCTACCTGCAACGATGGTGGCCGGACAAGCTCTTGCTGGCGCGGCTACTGCCGAAGAAGCTGCGAAGGCCCGCGAAGAAGA